GGGTTCCGCTCACCATTGCGAAGTTTTATCGTAATTATTGCAACAGACTCGATATGAGAGAGATACGCCAGCAAAGAGCGACACGCACAAGGAAGTCAATGAGAGTGCAGAAGTGTGAGAGAATAAACCCAAGCAACTATTTACAAGCACCTTACAAATCACAGAGCAAAATTCTGCCTGTGCAATAAGTCAGAAAAAGCATTCCATGCCAGCAAAAGCAGCAAAGAAAAAGACAAGCAAACCCAAGCAGCCAAAGCTGTGGAGCACTTCCCAAGTGGCAGAGCAGTTGCAAATCAGCACCGCTCAAGCTCGCAACCTTCTGGGCATGGTGCCAGTGGCAAAGCGAACACCCAGAGGAGACAAGTTTTACAAAATTGAGGATGTGAAGACTGCCCTCACCAATACCAGGCAATCTGGCAATCATGCAGAGGAGGGCAGCAGGGAGTGGTATGAAGTAGAGAAGCTCAAGCGACAGGTGGACAAACTCGACCATGAACTTGATACCATCAAGGCAAAGGTTATTCCCATCGATGAGGTGCGTTCACAAATCATGAAGTTAGCACTGGAATTCAGAAAGACCCTGGATGAAATGGAAAGCAAACTGCCTCCCATGGTCAGTGGCATGGAACCACAGGACATCCAGTCAATCATCAAGGACTACAACAGGGCATTGAGGCAGACACTCAGAGAGGCACATGGAGAGACTCGTTGACCAATGTGTGCTCAATGCACTCTCTGACAGAGATGAGGGCAGTATTGCAGACTGGGCTTTGCACAATGTGCGTCTGCGTGAGTCTCCTTATGGTGGACAGTTTCAGGCATCAGAAACTCCATGGCTAATTGAACCACTTAGAGCACACGCAGACCCTGCTTGCCAGACAGTAGTGCTCAACTGTGCTGCTCAAACAGGAAAAACAGTGAGCATGTCAGTGGCAACTGCGTGGAGTCTCTCCCAGGCACCCAGTCCACACATGACAGTCTTCCAAGATGAGAGCTCAGTGAGAGATTATTCAAAGGAGAGGCTCACACCCTTGCTGGAATCATGTGAAGCACTGAAAGGACAATGGCCCAAGGACAGACACCGCAAGACAATTCAAGAGGTATTCTTTCACTCCTGCACCTTAAAACTGGGACCAGCTAATAATAGCTTTCTGCGTTCCTGGAGTATCCGCTTTCTCTATTGTGATGAGGTCTCTGCTTGGCGGCCTGGTATGCTCGCAAGGGCTAAAGCAAGAACCACCAGATATTGGAACAGAAAGCACTGGTTCTCGAGCACACCTGAGCTTGTGGGAGATGATTTTGATGGGGAATACAAATCAGGCACCTGTGAAATCTGGAACCTTAAATGTCAGCACTGCGGCAAACTCTTTGCACCTTCCTTTCACGATACAATCAGATGGAAGAGCAATGAGACCACAAAGCCTGGAGGCACCTGGAACTATGAGGAAGTAGCCAAGACAGTGACCATGGTCTGCACACATTGCGAGCATGAGCACACCAACACAGAAGCTACTTGGAGAGGAATGGTGCAAGGTGGGTATGTTGCCACCAATGACAACCCAAATTTAAGACATAGGAGTTTCAACTTCTCGCAGCTCACACTGCCTCCCAGTGTCATGCCCTGGTCAGACCTGGTCGTGGACTTCCTCAAAGCAAAGCAGCATGCCTCTGCTGGATACACTCAACCCCTGAAAGAGTTTGTGACCTTGCGCCTTGCTGAATCATGGCAGCCCAGCATGCATGTGGAGACTCAGAAGATTGAGGTCTCTGATGCCTACAGACCCGATGACGCATGGGAGGATGAACACACCAGATTCCTCACTGTGGATTGTCAGCACTACCTGGAAGAGTTCTTTTGCGTGGTTCGAGCATGGTCAAAGGATGGTGCAAGCAGACTGCTCACATTCAAGCGTGTATCCTCATTTGAGGAAGTGGAAGAGCTCAGGACAGAGTTTAGTGTAGCACCGCAGAGGACATTTGTTGACGTTGGATACATGCGTTCACGAGTCTGCTCCTATTTAGGCAGATATGGCTGGATTGGGCTTCGAGGAGAGGATGTGGTTGACTATGCTCACAGTGTAAATGGACACTCTGTAAGGCGTCTTTACTCAAAAGCCACCAGGGTCTCATCTACAGGCAGAGTGGCACCTCCTGTGTTCCGTTGGTCCAATCCCAGCACCAAGGACATCCTTGCAGGCATGAAGGCAGGTAGGGCAGCACAACCATGGGAAGTCTGCAAACTACCTGATGACATTGCAGAGGAGTATGCCAAGCAATTGGACTCAGAGCGCAAAAAGGAAGTCATAGACAAGCATGGCAGAACACATCTGCGCTGGGTCTCCTTCAGGGGCAACCATGGATGGGACTGTGAGTGCATGCAGGTAGTGGCAGCCAGCATTGCCAAGCTCCTGACCTCTCACTAAGAGACTCATACTCCCATGGGGTTTGCGGACCCATGGGAGGTATGGTTTTCGACTTTTGCGCTACTTGTAACAAGTATTCCGAAGAGTATTTCATTTGTTTATCAACTCAGAATTCATACCTCCCATACCTCCTCACCTCCGCTTTTCCGCTTCCTAATATTCCTAATTTTCCTGCCCTCCCATAACTGCTAGGTGAAACACTTTGCAGAACCTTTATATATGGGAGATTTGCGTCCGTTCCTCAGATTGCAAAGTGACACGTGGCTGAATACGTTGAAACAACGTGTGGCAGATGCCGTGCTTTCTGGTGCAGTTACCACCTCTTTCACCAACGCCTCACAGTCTGGAAGCAGGGAGCAAGTGCTTCCTACTGCAGAACTCTCTGCACAGCTCACAGATGTGCTCTTTGAAAAAGGCCTTGTCAGTGGCAGTAAACCATCACGCATGACCTTTGTCAGGTTCACCCGTTAATATGGAACTTTATGACCAACACGGCAGGGTGCTTGACCTGCAAAAGCCCAAAAAGAAAGCCTACCTGGGCAACTACTACAGAGGGACTGAAATGTCCAGGTATCGGTCCTACTCTCCGCATATAGCCAATGACGCAGCAAACAACCTGACACGCTCAGAGCGCAAGTCATTGATGGGGCATGCCAGACACCTGCACTCCAATAACGGACTGGTCAGAGGCTCAGTGGCAGACCTCACACGCTACAGCATAGGAAGTGGATTGAGACCTCAATCTCTCTCTGAGCAAGCAAAAGAGTATGAGGCTTACTGGCAAGAGTGGAGCAAGGTTTGTGACACTTCAAACCAGTTTTCTTTTGAGCAACTGCAGCAGGTAGTTTCCAAGCGGATGGACATTGACGGTGACATCGGAGTCATCCTGGTGGGCTCAGGTTCTACATTCCCACAACTTCAACTGGTGGAGAGCCACCGCATTGAGTCAGAGGAATACAACCGCAATGAACACGATGGAGTCAGGGTCAATGCTGCAGGCAGACCCGTAGCATATGAGGTCAAAGATGGGGATGCCTACAGAAGCATCTCTGCAAACAATTTTGTGCTCCTGCACGATACAGACAGGGTTTCTCAGCTCAGAGGCATGACTGCTCTGGTCCATGCCATTGCTCATTTGAGGGACATGGATGACCTGCTTGACTATGAAAAGATAGGTACGAAGACCCAGTCCAGCATTGGACTAGCTATCACTACCGCAGGGGGATTAGCAGATGATGGGACTGCACTCATTGAGGAGGGTTACACAAGCACAGACACAGGGGACATCCCTTGGCAATCCATGGAACCAGGTATGATTCCGAGATTGAAAAGCGGAGAAAGCATAGAGGCATTTGCAGGAAACAGACCCAGCCCCACTTTTGTGGGTTTCATTGAGCACCTGATACGGGAGACTGCTGTAGGGCTTGGATTGCCCATGGAGTTTGTGTGGGACACAAGCAAAGGAACTGGTGCAAGTTCAAGGTTTGTCCTGGAAAAAGCACAACGCAGATTTGAAGAGAGACAGGCACTCATCGCCAACAAGCTGTGCAACAGAATCTACACCTGGGTGATTGCTCGAGGAATCAAGCGTGGAGACTTGCCAAGCAGTGACAACTGGTGGAAAGCCAGGTGGATGGGTCCAAAGAAAATAACCGTGGACCTGGGCAGAGAGAGCAAGGCAAACCATGACTCACTAAAGCTGGGCTTGAGGACCATGGCTCAGGATGTGGGTGAGCTTGGATATGACTGGCAGGAGGTCAGAACACAGGTAGAGACAGAGGCAGTAGACCTGCTGGAACGAGCACAGAAACTCTCTGAGCAGTATGACATCAGCATGCAGACTGCCATGCACCTCCTGAGCCAACGAACACCCAACCCGATTTTTGATGAAAGCACAACTCAACCATAAATTGCTCCATGAGCCATGGGCTATAAAGCCTGAATATCACAGTGCCTTGCATGCTTCAGTGGAGGCATACATGGATGACGATGAATACATGACCTCACCTGCACCACAGGAGGTCGATGGTGTAGGCATCGTGCACATTCATGGTGTGCTGGGCAAAGGTCTCTCACCATTTGAAAAGATGATGGGGATGACAGACTACGATGACATCTGGTCTCAGGTTCAGGAAGCAGAGGTGAGCCCCAATGTTGCCACCATCCTGCTGCACATCAGCTCTCCAGGAGGAACCATCACAGGACTGCCAGAACTGGCAGAGAAACTCAGGTCAGTTTCTAAGCCCTTGGTAGCTTACACAGAAACCATGGCCTGCTCTGCTGCCTGCTGGATTGCCTCATGTGCGGATTCAGTGCTGCTCTCACAAAGCGCAGAGATTGGAAGCATAGGAGTATACATCGCTTTGCTGGACCAATCAGAGCACCTGGCGCAACAAGGGCTAAAGGTCAATGCCATCTTCGCTGGAGACAACAAACTGGACACTGCAGATTTCAAACCCATGTCAGATGAGACCAGGGAAAGACTCCAGGCAAATGTCACCAAGTGGCATGAAAGATTCAAAGCAGATGTATCCATCAAACGCACAGCACCTGAGAGCTCAATGACTGGATTGACCTATGAAGGACTGGAAGCAGTTTCTGCAGGACTGGCAGATGGAACGGTGGATAGCCTGGAGGATGTAATCACTCTTTTAGCCAATTTTTAGAACAACCCATATGAAAACAATACTTGATTTGGTCAAAGCCAATACGGAGCTCAACAGTCTTTCAAATAAGCTGGATGAGTCAACCCAACGCAACAAGGACTTGTCTGAGCAGTTAGAAGCACAGGCAGCACAGAGTGCTGAAGAAAACGCCAAACTAGGCGCAGAGCATTCAGAAGAGATTTCAGCTTTGGAGAGTAAGATTGCCTTGCTCGAAGAAGCAAACAATTTGCTTGAGCAGGAGAAGCAGTCATCCGCAGAGCAGGCCGCAGACATTGCTGCCAGCATTGGAGTGACAGAACCGGTTGAGGAAGCAATTGAACCTGAGCCCCAAGAAGAGCTCAGTGTGTCAGCACACTGGGAACACTACCAGACCCTCGGGTCTAGGGAGGACAAAAGGGCTTATTACCTAAAACACATCAAGCCCTTACAGGCTTAAAAACAGAAAGTAATACTCAATGGCAAATACCTTAAACGGAATTAATCTTTCAGCATTGGCTGAATTATCAAACGACTTCCTGGGTCAAACATTTGCACCCCTCACTGCAGTCTCTCGAGACTTTACTGGAGACCCATCAGGGTCTGGCGAATCTGTTGTCACACGTGTGGCAAGCGCACTCACTGCACAAGACCTCTCTGGGGGCTATGCTGCCAGTGATATTTCTTCTACATCGGTCAATATTTCGTTGAATTCGCTGCGTGGATTCAGCATGGGCTTCAGTGATTATGAGGTCTCAAGAGCAGCAGGAGATGTTCAGTGGTTGACTAGCGTATTTTTGCAACCAGCCATGGAGACTGTGCTGGATTCAATCTTCACAGATATTGTGAAATTGGTCATAAATTCGAATTACAGCAACAGCACCACGGTGACTGCAAGCGCATTCGATTCAGATGATATTGCCACGATTTCTGGAAGTCTGAGCACAAGAAAGGCCCCAAGGACGCAGAGGTCTGTTATACTTAACCCGTCATATTATAGTTCTATCATGAAAGATTCTATTGTCGGGCAAGCAAATACTTATGGTGGGACTGAGGCAATACGGGAATATTCTGGAGACAGAGTTCACGGCATGGACCTGTTTGAATACACAGGTGCCATCAATGGCGCATCCTCAACCACGACATCTGAGAACCTTCAGGGCTTTGCCTTGCACCCGTCTGCCGTAGCAATTGCAGCACGTTTCCCTGCCGCTCCTGCTGACTCAAATGTGCAGATAGAAAATTTACGAGATGAATTTTCTGGAGTACCATTACAGCTTAGAAGCTGGTACGATGCAACTCTCGGAAAGCACATGGTATCAGTAGCTTGCCTCTATGGAGCTAGTGTCGGAAATGCCGCCTGCCTCGAGCGAATCAAGTCCGCTTAAGCATAAAATATGAACACGCTGCAGGGACTCAATTTAACGGATGTGGCAAGCCAGACGCTTGACCATCTGGGCAACTTTACACCTATGTTTGAAATGTTCGCTCGCAACTTTGCGGACGCAACAAGACAGCATGGGGAGAAGGTTGTCACAAGAGTCCCTGCAGCACTTTCTGCTCAAGACCTGTCCAGTGGTTACACTGCAGGAAATCTGAGCAGCAGTGCAGTAGAGATTGAGCTTAACATGCTCAAGGGCTTCTCATGTGCCTTGACCGATTACCAGGTCTCACAAGCCAAATCTGCAGACTTTGTTTTTAACATCTTCACGGCACCTGCTATTGAAGCAACTATTACCGCTTTTGCCACAGATTTGCTTGGGCTCATCAATCCCACATCCTTTTCCCAAAGCATATCTGTATCATCATCAGACATAGACACAGACCACTTGGCAGACGCACAAAAAATGCTCAGTGATGCCAAAGCACCAAGGAGTCTGAGGAGCATTATGCTCACTCCTGAATATGCAGCAACCTTGTCCAAAGACTCTGCATTTTATGCAGACGTATATGGAGACAGGCAGCCACTACTTGATGGAGAGCTTGGCATCATGCATGGCCTCAATGTGGTGGAGTATCAGGACATACCAACAACTAACAACCTGCGTGGCTTTGCCTGCCATCCTTCTGCTCTCTGCATAGCAGCAAGACACGTAGCAGAACCAACCACAGCACCACATGTAGAGGTGCTGCAGGCAGTCCATCCCTGTGGGCTCCCATTGCAGTTTAGAAAATTTTATAACCCAACCCAGGGAAAGACCTACCTCACAGTCTCAATTCTCTATGGAGTGAGTGTGGGGAATTCAACCTGTGGCGTAAGGATAACCACTTAAATTAACCCAAAGAAAAACAGAAATGATTCAGAAACCCAGCATAACCATTGGCATCTTGCCAGACGGCACTTCACAAGTCTTGGAAGTAGGAGACGCAGACCTCTGCAAGCAGGCTTTTGTCAGCGAGCGAGCAAACCCCAGCGGCAAATTCACAGACGTTATGGTCTATCGGAAACCACCTTTCTGGAAGCGAGCTAAACTTCCGATGGCAGCAGAAAAGCCTGCAAAGAAATCTTCACGCAAAAAGGCATAGTTGTTGGTTGGTTACAAGGCATCCAGGCAGACCACACTGCCTGGGTGCTAACCACTAGATTCAATGTCAATTACGCTCAAACAACTTCGCTCAGGGTGGCTCTATGAGGTGGCAAGTGCATCAGCACCTACCACCTTTTCTGCCATTGACCCTGTCAGTGTGCCTGTCTACTCCACTGCTTCACAGGTGGTCATCAGGGTGACTGCAGACTCTGCCCAGTATGGAGCAACTGCTTACACAATCCAGGGCAGTGGTGGTGGCAATACAAGTGACCTGAGCACCGTGACACTGTCAGTGCCAGGAGGCAATGGCACCACAAGGACAGACTATTTCAACCTGGCACCTGGCACAGGAACTTATGGAGCGATAAGCAGCACAGAGACCATTGACCAGGGACACTTGACCAGCAGACTCTCACATGAGCAACAGGTGGAGCTTGAGTCACTGGTGGGCTCAGTGTGCAACTATAACGGTTCAATTATTCGTATAGTGGAATCATCAAGGACAGATTCTAAGGAGCTCGAGGAAGGTGGAATGTTAGAGGGATTTGATGTGACGTTGACATCCTCCAGGCAGCAATGGTCAGACCTTAACATGAGACCGATTGTGGGTGCCACCCTTACACGTGGTGGCAAAAAGTTTCGGGTCGAATCTGTGGTCACCTCAGACGGTGCTTTTGAACTGGGGCTATTGAAAAAACATGGTTAAAGCAAGTATCAACATTGACCAAGAGAGATTCTCCAAGGTGCTTAGAAAATACTTGCAGGTATCCAAAAAGACCTTTGCAGATGAGTGCAACAAGAGGGCTTTCAACATTGCTCTTAATGCAAGCAGTGGAAGAAAGAAGTTCACCAAAGCGGCATCATTCTCAAGCATACAAAAGGAGCTCAAGAAGGGTGCCAAAGTCCAACCACCCCCACGCAAGCGGAGGAAGAAAAAAGGCACAGGACCAAGGACCAGAAGAAAGAAAGCACCACTGGCTGCCATCCTGATTAACTACGCTCGGGGCAAGCGTGGAGAGAAGGGTCTCACAGGTGAGGCAATGCAGGCTCAGGTAGACATCAACTTAAAAAGCAAAAACAGAGGGATAGGTTTTATGAGGGCAGGATGGCTTGGTGCCGCAGATGACATCAGGCCTTACCTAAAGAAATCAAGGCCAAGGCCAAAAAACTCAAGCGGATTCAGACTGCTTGGAAAAGGCAAACATGCACGGTCCTCTTTAATGATTAGCCCAGAGGCACGGGTCACACACGGTGTGCCCTGGAGTGACAAAGTGCCAGCAGCAAGGATAGGACTGAAGAAGGCAGTCAGAGCAGAAACACGTGACATGTTGGTCTATTTGAAACGCAAAATCAGACAGGACTGGAAAGGCACCAAAAAGCGATGAGTTACCGCAACCAATCAGAATCAGCCATGGCGGCCTATCTTCAGGAAAAAGTGGGAGTGCCTGTGTTGGTAGGACTACGTGATGAAGTCAAGAGCATGCCCTGCGTGGTGGTCTCATTTGTGAGTGCTCAGGAAAACCCACCTGACACCGGAAACATGGACATCCAAATGCAGATTATGGTGCAGAGTCAGATTGACGAGGAAGGTGCACCTGGAGCACTTGATGTGCATGAGGCAACCGTCTCAGAAATAGACACAGCACTGGGCTCAGAACTACTGCCAAGTATCAACCAGGCTGGAGACTCTTTTCATTATTTCGGAAAACAAGAGCAGAGCGGACCTGACAGAGAACTACAGGACATGGTGGTCAGTGAGATGTTCACAATCACTTTTGCTGCTGCCCTGGGAGACTTTTAAATTCATTCAATTAGAACAAGAAAATCATGGCAAAATTATCACGAGGCACACCCATCACCTATGGGTCAATAGACAAAGAAAGCACCAATAACCCCACAGGCGTCATTGCTATTGAAATCATTGACGATTCCACTGGCAGTGCTGTGACAAAATTTCGGGGTGAGATGTATGCATCAGAGGTTAAGCTCAGTTATGATGCAGACACCAACCAAGCCACAGACAGCTTTGGTGAGGTCATAAGTCACTGCACATACAATCAAAGAAAGACACTCAACCTTACTGGAGTGATTCTCAGCAATAACAGTACAACTTCAGTCCCAGCAGGTGCTGAGAGCACTATTACAAAAGCAAATACAATGTTTGCTGCACCATTTTATGCTGGCATGAGGCTCAATATTAATTTCATTGAGTGGATAGAGGTTAACTCCATGGAAGCACCACCCACATCCGAAAATAACCCTGCATCATACAACATAGGCCAGGGGAATTTCACAATCACCAGCGCAGAGAAAACACGCTCAAGCGGCAACTATGCAGAATGGACAATCAGCGCAATTGAATACCTATCTGTAGCCCATGGGGGCAGTGATACCACCGCTGACTAATGCCTTGTCAATGGTCAGAGGTAGCAGTGCCAGGTCCAGTGGAGGTAGGAGACCACAAGCTCCTGCCTCTCACCTATGGGCATGTAGTGCTCATGGAGCGCATTGACCTGGAGGAGGTCTTGGACCCAGTAGACTACTGGGCTTTCATTGGTATATGCAGCAGACCGTTCAAGGCAGCCTGCAGGTGGATTGGCTTTTATTTAAGCCCAGTGGGTCAGTGGCTTTACAAGCACAAGCCACTGCCAAGGGACAGAGCAAAAGCATACTCTCAGGCCATCGCATACATGCACCAGTCACTCAAGACACCTGAGCTCATGACCAAGGATGGCAGTGGTTCTGGTGGTGGTGCAAAGCATGGAGCACCCTCACTGCAGGTCATGAGGACAGTGGCACTCTCAAAGCTCAACTACAGTCCAGATACAATTATGGATGCACCATTTCTGCAACTGGTCTGGGACATACTTGCATACAACGAGCAGATGGGTGGAGCTCGCATCATTGCAGGAGAGCTTGAGCATGGTCTTGAGGAATTAAAACGCAGAGCAGAAGAAAGGGAGAATGAACCTATTTGCTAAAGTGGCACTTGATACCAGGGACTGGTCCCGAGGCATCAACAAAATGAAAAGCTCAAGCAAGTCTTTTGGCTCACAGATTGGCAGAGACCTGCAGGGCAGAGTAGCGTCCATGTTTGCAGTGGAGCGTGTGTTCTCGGGCTTTGTGTCCATGTATGAAAAAGCAGCAGACATACGTGATAACGCAATGCGCTATGATACAGACACTGACACATACCAAAAGATGGCATCAGCAGCAGCAAAAGCACGTGTTCCGGTGGATAGACTTTACGATGCAGTCAAGGACTTGACGGTCAAACAGAGGGACGCAGTCAATGGGAGCAAAAGCTGGTTGAAAGTGTTTGAGGATTACGGATTTCAACTTGAAGATTTAAAGGACAAGGCACCTGTAGAAATGTTTCAAGACTTAGCCAGAGCGGTGAGCGCATCCAGCAAAAGCATGTCTGAGATTCTAGCTCACATGGATGACCTGATGAGTGACCCTGGTGCAGAACTTGCACCCTTCATGAAAAGGGGAGATTTCAATCAGATTGAGAATCAGAAAGTTCCGCTATCATCTGGGCAGGTAGAAAACATGGCAGGGGCAAGTGATGATTTAAGAGGTGCATGGAGTGAGTTCTTCGCAGGCTTGATGAAGTTCTTCAATGATGGGAGCAATCAAATGCTTGAATACACCATAAGTGGCAGAGGCACTGCACTTCCTGAGTCTGTCAGTGGACTGATAGAAAAAGCATTCCCAGCAACAGCAGAACCCATCCTCGAGAAATGGCTTGCAGGAAAGATGGGTGCAAACTTAAACGAAATGAGAGGTGCACAGATGGAAGCGCAACTGAGGATGAAGAAGGAAAACAATGAAGCTCTCAAAGCCACTGCAAGTGCAGTTCAGAAAATGGCAAAATGACAACGCAATTTCGAGGAACAGCAGCAGTCAGTCTAGAGGGCATTCAGAGGAACTGGTCACAGTCCAACGGATGGGAGTCCACTTATACCTACAAAGGCACATGGGCAAACATTGAACTCGCCAAGAATAACACTGCTTATGTTGGCAATTCCTCCAGGATAGATGTGAACCAGGAGGCAGGTGGCTATGGCACCATGCAAGTGACCTTTGCAGCCATAGACAACGAGTCTGCAAGCACCACTGCTAACACACCTGAGAGTGACATGTGGGAGTTGAAACCCAGCAAGGTGCAACGCAATGTATGGGAAGACCCGTATTTTGATGACCTGGATGATAGCCTGATTGTTTATGTGCAACCAGGCAACACAGACGCACAGAACGAAACCGCTTATTTAGCTTCACCAAATTACAGAGGCACCAAGTATCGAATTAGAGCAGCAGTGGACGCTTATCTTTCAGAGGTTCAAGCAAACATTGAAGCAGGTAACACTGATGAATCAAAAGTGAATCTGCACACCAAGCTCAAAGAGTGGAACGGTGGTAGTGCCTATACAGGGCTTGTAGGCAGCCAAAAGCAGAAAGCACTCAACCTGGTCAATCTCCTTCTCAATGGCAAGGACACAGATGAGCACACAAGGTATGTCTTGAGGAACATCCGCATCTTGCCAGGGAACACGAGCACGCAGGTGGCGCATGAGCAGGTAGGCAAACAGTGGACCACTGCGGCTCTCTCCAATTACATCTTTGCCACCGCTATTCCATCAATCACCAGGCACACCATGCTGGGTGACCTCAATGCAGTCTTTGGAAGCAGTTACTGGCTCAAAGAGGCACCACTGCTCAGTGATGTTCATGGAGGGAAAGTGGAGCTGGTGCAGGAGTGGACCAACTATGAACTAGGCGAAAAAAGCACTTTGCTGCACAACGTGTATGGATAAACCATGAGACTGAGCAAACTACGTCAATTCACAGTCAGTGGAGTTCTGCAGGCCATCAAGGAACTGCAGGAGGCAGTGGAGTCACTGCAGCCACGCAAGAGTGCAGGCACTCTGATTAATCACTCTCCCAGGGGAGTAGTGGTCAAAGCAAGTCCTGGAGTCAGAAGGAGTGGAGGCACTGCAGCACCCTCCACAGACTCGCCATCAAGGTGGCAGTGAAACACTTTGCAGAACCTATATATAGGGCTCTAGTTGTCTAGTGACAAATATGGAGACAGAACACTCTCCTTTCTGCCCTCAATTTTGAACTTAACTTATTTGATACGGTGCCAACAGAACGTCTATTAATTTTCGATGAGGCAGGAAACGCGAAACGTGTAAAGGCACGTTTGACCCGTTTCTTAGAGAATGAACCAGTCAGTGATTCTGACAAAAGCAACATCCGCTCAACCCTCGGCATCACCTCACAAGGCGGCCTTGGGGATTTGCTCGCGGCAAACAATCTTGATGATGTTGCCAGCAAGGACACTGCAAAGCTGAATCTGGAGATACCAGATATCGGACTCCAGCCAAACCAAGTCCCATTATCGGGCATGCTTAATTCGGGTGCGTGGGTAGACTGGGACTCGCACTATTCCGAGGGAACTTGGAGCGGTGTATACGCGCCAGCAACTGGCACTTTTGCCAGTATCACAATGGATGCCGATTTGGGGTATGTGAAAAACGGCAAACTGGTCACTGTGTCGGGCCAAATTAAAACCGATGCGATTGACACAACTGGCGGCAGCGGACAACTAAAAATCGACGGTCTGCCTTTTGCAGCCGCAAAAGTGTCTGCAATCACAATTGGGTTTGCGTGGAATTTTGGAAGTTCATTTCCGCTTTCTGGCTACATTTCTGGAAGCAGCATTTACTTGACTACTCGCACATCAACAACCGCTCGCACGGATAATTTCGATGTAGGAGGCATGTCCACCGGAACAAGCGCAGACCGTAACAATATTTATTTCTCTGGCACCTACCAAATCGCATAACGACATGAGCATTTCAAATTCCTATCCAACTCAACGCCCCAAGCTCAACCTAGTGTTCAACGGGGGCAGTGACCAACTCGATAGTCGCATTTCGTACACCCGTTCCAGCTCGGGGACGGCATTCAGTGCAGAGCGGCACTTGTCCTCTGAGAATTTTCTAAAATACAGCAATGACCTATCGAACGCTGACTGGAACAAAGCGCGAGTTACTGTTGGCAGCACCAACAACACCGCACCGGACGGAAGCTCGACTGCCTCAAGTGTTCTTGAAACAGCAGTGACTGACACGCACACTTTTTATGACCAGTACACCAGCGTAGCTGGAGTCAGCTACACTCACACGGTCTTTGCAAAGGCGAACGGTCGTACCAAGTTTAAATTATATACGCGTGACTCAAACGCTACGTTTGATTTAACCGCAGTCACCGCAACAACTACTGGCATGGATGCGGTCAGCGTTACGGCTATAGGCTCGACTGGCTGGTATAAATGTGTAGCAACCGAGGCAGCGACTAACACTCTAGGCATTCTTCAAATCGAGCTGATGGACGGGACTGCAACTAACTACGCTGGTGATGTTACAAAGGGCATGTATTTTTGGGGAATGCAAGCATCCTCAACTGGCGAGACGGTCCTCAATGCAACTTCTGGGAGCATACACCGCGAATTCGCTCCCACGTTAAAGACAGCCGCTGCCGATGCGCCACGCTTTGAATACGCTTCTGATGGTCAGTCAGTTGGCACGGCACTTGGACTTTTGGTAGAGAGCCAAGCCACGAACCTAGCCCGTTATAGTAGCGACATTTCAAGCTGGAACAGCACCAGCACGGTGGAGTTAACGTCAAATGCTGGCATCGCTCCCAATGGGCAACTGGAAGCCGATTTGATTGTTTTCCCGTCAACTGCAACCCAGCACTACGTCTATGACAACACGATTTCGATGACAAGCGGAACGACCTATACAACCAGCGTCTATGTCAAGTCTGCTGGTCAACGGTACTTTCAGTTGTGTGGCAATTCGGCTGGGTTTGGTTACACTGGTGCAAACTTCGATTTGCAAGCAGTTTCTAGCGTTAACATAAACTCGACAACGTCCACCATAACAGCAATAGGCAGCGGTTGGTACCGACTAACGGTGACGATGGCAGCAGCCGCCACCACAACTGGCGGTGTCATACTCATTGGTGTCGGAAGCTCGACTGCTGCGCAATTCGCTGCCACTGCTGGAGATGATTATTCGGGAGTATTATGCTGGGGATTTCAGACAGAGGTCGGGTCCGCTGCCAGCTCACTGATTTCGACTTCTGGTGCTGCTGCGACGAAATCTGCTGACATTTGCCAACTTGTTTCAGAACCACTCTTGGACAACGGTAGCGGTGGCTTGACGGTTGAGTATGACATGCGAGACGCCTCCGATACTGCCTACGTGCTACAGCTAGAGAGGTCAGTTGGAGCCACCAACGGTGGAGGCGTTGCTGTTACCAACAGATACTTATTCGTCGAAAACACATACGAGGACCTCGGAAATACTAGTAGCAATGTGTTTCATAAAGTCGCGGCTAGCTGGGAATCTGGAAGCCAAAAAGCGAGCCGAGACGGTGGAGCGATAGTGGAGGATACAGCGACAGTTGTTCCCTCCAATGTTAACACATTACACATCGGCACTAGGCAAGACGGGCAAGAACCCGTCAACGGTCACATTCGTAACATCGCGATTTACTCAGAACCGTTGACCTCAACCAACCTCACTACATTAAGTCAAATTTAACAACTGACTAACGAATCATGAGCTATACAGACCTATATTTAAAATTCGAGAACGAAGAGCAAATGCGTTCCGTGCTTTTCGAGAAAGTCCCAACTGAATGGGACCAAAGCGACCCAGAAAACCCAATCGCTACAGCATGGGAAGAGCGACAGCTTTACCGCAATACTGACCTCATTAATTTGATAGCCACTAAAGACGCAACCATCGACCCAGAGTCTGGCGATATTATTACGGAGGCAGAATATGCCGAAGGTTTTCATGTGAACATTCGAGCAGTAGGCGAGGACACTTCATCATTAGAAGATTACAGAGTAGACCCAGAACCAAATACACCAGCAAGAGTCTGGGCTTGAAGCATGCAGGACTGGGGGGAGCATTTCAGGGTGAGTTTGATAGGAGTGGTCGGATTCACGGTCACAGGAAGCACCCTGGACGAGTGGCTCAGGATAGGCATTGCTCTTGCCACTCTGGTCTACATGTCATTCAAGGCAGCGTCATCAGTGCGTGATTACTACAAAAACAAAAATGAAAAAGACAATTGAAATAGGATTTCTGCTTTTGGCACTCACTCTGTCACCAGGGTGCAGCACTCTGGAAAAAGCAACAGGATGGGCATTGCAAGAAGAGGTCTCCACGCAGATGGTAAACGGGCAGGAAATCACCAGCACAAACTGGGTGGTCAAGCCCAAGCTGGAAAATGGAATTCGCATCACAGGAGCACTGGCACCAGGTCCAGGAAATCTGGTGGGAGAAGGTCTGATTGCTATTTTGGCATCCATTGCTGCCTATAGGGGAAGAAAGTGGAAGAAGGCAGCCACTGATGCAGTTGAGGCAGGGCAGCAGTTCAAGGCGGCCTTAGATAAGAGCAACGGCAAATCAAAAATTGCAGGTATCATTTCAGGACTAAAGAGTCAGCAAAAGAGCAATGGCACTTTTGACTTCATCAAGCAAATTTTAAACCGCATTTAAACCATGGCAGCATCCGAAATTCCAACAAGCGCATTCAGAGATTTTAGCACCTCCACCTTTGGTGGTCCTGGGCTCAATATCACAGACATAACTCAATACACGGTGCTGCTCAATGGAGCAGGCAATGGGGTGAAGTTTTCCTTCAGTCAGGCTGGGTGGCTTGTATTAAAAAACAGTGGAGGCACTTCCGTTGTGTTCACCATCCTGATGCCTGAGCCTGCACAATATTCTGCTCTGGGCATCACCATCACAGACAAGACAGTCACGGTGGCAGCAAACCAGACACACATCCTAAGTGTGGATTCACGCTACCAACATGCAGATGGTTTTGTGTATGTTGAGAGCAACACCCAATACAGTGGCAACGCACAAATAATCAAGCGTTACACCATTGCATAATGGCACTGGATTACACCCAGTCACCTACAGTCATACCTGGCAGCCCCATTAGTTCTGCCCAGTGGAACAAGTTAGCGGATGCATTTAATGACAGACTCTCTCAAGGAGTGGGAGACCCTACATGGAGGCTGCACTGGTATTGGCATTCACTTTTTCGAGCACTAAGACTCAACAATGGATTCAGCTATGCACCAGAGGACGAGTGGTGGAAGATTTATGCTCATGTCGATGTGGACAACTATGAGTTTCCTGTGGCTTCTGCAGGCTTGCCAGAGGGAGCAAGCCTTAGTAATCCGATTAATGGTTTTATTTTTGGCAACCCTGAGCAGGACATAAAGAGTGAGGCAGGCAGACTCTCCTATGATTCAGTAACAGGTGAGGGAATCAAACTGCAT